TCTGCCATTAATGAGATTGAGGCCGTCTTTGATGCGTCTACTCATGAGATCTCTGCGGGAACAAATCAGTTTGATGTAACGACAGGTGACCTCAACTTTGCGGTTACTGGTGCGGTCAGTGTAGATGCGAGTGGTGACATCTCTCTTGATGCCGATGGTGGAGACGTATTCTTCAAAGATGCGGGAACTACCTACGGTTCTTTGACAAACACCAGTGGTAATCTGATTGTTAAATCAGGTACAACCACAAACTTAACAATGTCAGGTGCAAACCTTACAACTGCTGGTACATTAACTACTGGTAGTAGTATCACCGTTGGTGGCCCAAAGATTAATAGAACAGGTACATTGACACTTGACGTATCTACGAATCTTATCTTAGATGCTGACACCGCTATTCAGTTGAAAGATGATGGAACACTATATGGTCGTTTCATTAAGAGTGGTTCTGACTTACGTATCCAATCGGGTGCGAGTAATGCTACCGCACTGACGTTCAGTGGTGCAAACGCAACCTTTGCTGGTACAATAACGGGTGGCACATTAAATACTGCTGCAAGTGATATTGTTGCTGCAATCAACGAACACGAAGCAGACTTGGGTACTATGTCCCTTGACACCAGTGCTTCTAACGTTACCGCTGCTATTAATGAACTACATACTAGTGTTGGTGCTGCAATTGGTTCGACCCATAACACAACAACAAATAATATCGGTGCGTCTCTTAATTCTCTAGACAGTGCAGTAGGTAATTTAGGAATACTAAATACTGATGGTTCTATCGCAAATAGAACTGACCTTGTAAGAGCTATCAACTCACTTGCAGATGACATCACTAATCTAGATTCAAATAGTACAGTACAGAACACAAGATTGGGTTCACTGGTAGACTTAAACGCTGCATTTGTGAATGCAGAGAGAAATAACTTTGTTGCTGCACTGAATGCATTAAGGGTAGACGTACCACTGATCTATGATGAGAATGGAACACAACTTAACTAGGTGGAGAGAACGTGACTGTTCCTGTAAAACTAAAAGACAGTGCTGCACCGTCTGAACTTCAGACCTTTACCTCTACGGAAGAGAATTATCTTGCGTATCAGGCTGGACTGCAACTAAGTGCAAGTGCCAATAGCGGCCTTCAGCTGACTGATACAGGTACGAACTATATTATCGGCACCTTTACCGACACATCATATGATGATGCTGTTGGCACGAGCGCGGAAGCGGGTCTGGCAACTACCACAGTAACAACTACTGTCCGACAACGTGGGTCAACTGCTACTACAAGTGGTAGTGACTATCGTGTGCCAGTAAAGAATCTGACAGAAAGTGGTCAGCAAGTTATTCGCGAGATGAATGCCTCGGATCTCAACACGTTACTTGATCGTTTGATTTCTCGTATCTTTACCTCAGACTATCCGGGCTCTTTCCAACTTGCAACGTCTGCCCCTAGTGCTGATTACCAAGAATATGTATCAAATGTAATGACTGACACCAGATCTGATGGTGCGTCATTACAGTATAACATCTACCGTAGGAATGCGATGACAGCACCTACGAAAGTACTGCCATTTGCCATCAAACGATCTAGCGGAAGAACTGGTACCTATCAAGGTCTTCAGTTGATGAGTGATGCTCAAGTAAAGTACTCTTTGGGTCAACTAGCAAAGACTCGTATTGCATCGTCACAGACTGGTGTAGGTAACTACAGAATATTCAGTTCTGCTCAAGGTAACCCAGCGGCAAATAGTTTGTCCGGTACATGGGTTTCCAAAGGAACGGCTACAGACACTCGACAAGCAATCGTCTCTGCCAACTATACTAGAGGTCGTGTATCAAACTTCAACCGAACACGTTCATCAAACTATCAACGAACTTCTACTAGAACCTCCAATAGAAACTTCTCGGCTGCTTATACAAGGATTCGATCAAGCGCATATGCCCGAATAAGAACCAGCAACTACACTGGTAACTTTATAGGCAACTTCTTAGGGGATTATCAACGAACAAGTACACGAACTAGCAACAGAGAGTATCAACGAACAAGCACACGAACACGAGCATCCAACTACACTGGAACGGTATCTTATACAGGTGACTACTCTCGAAACTTTGCTGGTAACTTCTCAACGACTTATGTTGGAAACTATTCCCGTGCTACCAATTTTACCGGAAACTTTGTGGGAAGTGCTATTGGTGGTGGCTCTGGAGGATTTTACTCAGTAACTGCGGGTAATGAATATTATTTTGACGTTCACGAGGAGTTTGGTGATGCCGGTGAGGGAGCTGCCTTTAATTTTTACCGAACTACGATTGTGTGGAAGGGAACAACTCTTTACGCTCAGAATGCGCCTGGCAGCGCCGCCGGCTATGTTGGCGAAACGAATACATATCAAGTTATCGGTGGCGCTAGATTCGATAGAGGATCTCTGGTAAGCACAACAACAATCGATGCTTTTACGACGAGGTACCGTTATGGGATTATTGGTCTGAATCAAAACTCCAACAATGTTAGTTTCACAAGAAGTAGTGTCGGATCAACAAGTTATACACGAAACAGTATCGTAACTTCTACAAGAACCAGTAATAGAGTCTATCAACGTGTTAGTACGAGGGAGGTTAATTATTCTAGAAACTTTGCTGGTAACTTTATTGGTAATTATTCTAGAAACTTTGTAGGTGACTTTTTAGGTGATTATCAGAGGTTAAGAATTAATGATTCAACAGCGGACTTCAGTAGAAACTTCGTAGGAAACTACTCTAGAAACTTCACAGGCAACTATACTGGTAACTATGCTAGAAACTATGCTGGCAACTTCGTAGGGGATTATGCACGTAACTTTGCGGGTAACTATGCTCGAACCTTTACGGGTAACTATGCTGGTAGTCAGATTGGGTCTGGTAATACAAACATTGAGACTTATACTCTCTATGTAAGAACAGCATAAATAGGTTGTATGGGTAGTACTACACTAAAACTTGAGGGGACAAATGGTGACCTCAAGGAGATAACAACCACAGAAGAGAACTATCTTGCTTATCAAGCGGGACTACATCTTGCTGCTTTGGATTCTAGTGACGTTAGTAAGATTACTGCCGTCAGTACTAATAATACACTAGTTGGTCAGTTTGTCAACACCGCCTTTGATGATGGTGTTGGTACACATGGATTCTCTGGTGGTAATGTACCCGTTATACAAACAACAACCTCTTTGTATCAAAGAGAGGGTGTTGCAGACTTTGCGGGTGACTCGGATGCATTCAGATACCCTATTGAGTTTGTTGATAACAGTGGAACCGCTGAGATACATGAGTTAGATTCCTCTGAAACGGATACTTTAGGTGACCGTCTTCTTTCTCGTATAGCAACATCTGAATACCCAGGCGTATTCAAGATTGGATCATCTGCTCCTGATGGAACATACTCTACCTATAAGGCAGGGGTCTTTGATGATACCGTAGAGACCGGAGCCTCAGGAACAACATATAATGTATATGTGAAATCCTCAATGTCTGCGCCGACAACAATTCGTCCAGTATCAATCAAACGAGCCAGTGGTCTGACCGGAACCTTCCAAGGTCTCCAAGAGATGACTGATGCTCAAATCCGGTATACCTTTGGGTCGCGTGTTCAGACTCGTATGATGAATGGAAATGCTGGTATTGGCACTTACCAGTTGCGTAACAATACACAAGGTGCTCCAACTGACACGGGAACATGGGCAACACGAGGCACTGCTACAGACACTCGCCGTAATCTAGTAAACACTGATTATTCTTCTGATTATCTAAGAGACTCTACAACAAACTCCACCCAAGATTTCGCACGAAATGTTAATTATGTCGGCAACTACTCTCGAAACTTTGCGGGTAACTTCATTGGGGATTATACCGGAGATTTTACTGGTAACTTCATAGGTGACTTCACGGGAAACTATTCTAGAAGTTTCCTTGGTGACTATGTTGGGGACTACTCAAGGAACTTCATTGGTGACTATGTCGGAGACTACTCAAGGAACTTCCTTGGAAACTATGTGGGCAACTATGCCCGTGCTTACTCGGATACATATTCAAGAACACGAGTAACCACATATACGGGTGACTTCCTTGGAAACTATGTGGGCAACTATGCTCGTAACTTTTCTGCGGTGTACCAAAGAACTCGGGCCACGAGTTTTATTGGCAACTTTGTAGGTGACTATACTGGTAACTATGCTCGTGCCTTTGCTGCAAACTACCAGAGAACATCAACTCGAACAAGTATCGCAATATCAACACGAATAAGTCTGGCAAACTTTGCCCGTGCCTTTACTCGTTTACGGATTGCTATATCCAACCGACAGTATACTCGTTTACGGATTGCTATATCCAACCGAGCTTACTTGCGGAACTTCACGGGCAACTATACCGGAAACTATACTGGCAACTTTGCTGGGGCAAGAACTTCTACACGAATTTCTACTAGATCAAGTAGTGTCTATGGTTATATTGGTAACTTCACGGGCAACTTTGCTGGGTCAAGGATCTCGACACGAATTTCTACTCGTTTACGGATTGCTATATCTAACCGACAGTACCTTCGTAACTTTACAGGTAACTATACCGGAAACTATTTAAGAAACTTTACTGGTAACTATACGGGCAACTACGCACGTAACTACCTTGGAAACTTCACGGGTAACTTCACGGGCAACTATATTGGTAACTTTTTAGGTGACTATACGGGTAACTATGCTCGTAACTATTCTGCGGTGTACCAAAGAACTCGTGCGACAGATTTTGTTGGCAACTTTGTAGGGGATTACACAGGCAACTATGCTAGAAACTTTGAGGCTGATTATACTCGTAACAGCACTGTCGACTTCATAGGGGACTTTGCGGGAGAATATGTCGGTAACTATACTAGAAACTTTGAGGCTGATTACCAAAGGACTCGTGTATCCAGTTATTCTGCGACTTATCAACGAACCCGAACATCAGTATACTCGGCTACATATCAAAGAACACGTATAAGTACTTACACCAGAACCTCTACACGAGACTCTCTTAACAACTTTACACAAGTGTTTCAACGAGATAGTATTGTGGTTCGTTCTAGTGCTTACAGTAGAACACGTGTAAGTAATACAACTTTCACAGGTGACTTTACAGGTAACTTTATCGGTGACTATACAGGCAACTTTATTGGTACAACGATTGACTCTGGCACCTCTACTATAACAACATATACTTTATACCAGAGAACCGCATAACCCTGATATATATAATATTGAATGTCGATGGAGAATATAATGGCAGATAGAAAATGGTTAAATAATGCATTCTGGGAGACCCCCCAGAAACTAATCTTGAATGCAATCAGTGAACATACTGAGGGTAACAAGAGTATTCGTCAAGTTCACAAGATCACCAAATTCAACGATGATGAAACAGAAAACGAAATTTTCAATGAGGTAGTTGAATTTCTTGGTGAAGACCTAATTGATGAATCAAGCAAGAAACGTCTGGAAAAGAAACAGGCCGAAGCTGAGATGGAGAAGGAGAAACAACTAGAACAGGAACGAGCAAAGAAACTCGAAAAACTGTTTGAATATAAGTTGGAAACCTTTGAAATCTCAGAGATCAAAGAGTCAAAGAATCGTCTGCTCAAGTCCAAACTAAGGCGCTCTAAGTCTATTCCTGAAGTGAACCTATATGCCATGATGATTGTGAAGGATGCCATTGACAATGCAGAATCCAAGTAAAGGATTTGTAATAGTTGCATCTAATAATGTAAACTTTTATGTCTATGCAGTAAATCTCATAGAGTCCATCAGAGACTGGTATCCAGAAGCACAGATCACTCTCGTAACCGAAGAACGCTTCATCGATGATCGTGCCGATGAGGCTGATAACATCATCTTCTGTGACAATCACTATCGTGCCAAACTCTGGGGTATGTCACAATCTCCGTATGACATTACGATGTATGTTGATGCTGATATGGATTGTGAACACGAAGACATTGCCAAGGTCTGGGATGAACTAGGTGATCATGATATGGTCTTTCATGAGTTGACACCTGAACGCGAAAAGTTCTATGCTATCCGTAAGTTCCGGTATAAGGGCCGCGACGAAAAATACACCTTGTGTGGTGGTGTCTGTCTGTATCGTAGTAGTAATCCTCTAGTCATGGAGTTTATGGCAGAGTGGTTTGAGTTATTTAATAAGCAGCAAAACAACATATGGCAACCAGAGGGATTTGATAAACGACAATGGAACGATGATCTGAAACACTTTGATCAAACTACATTGTGGTGGTTGACCGAAAGGGTGGACAAGTACAAGGATCTCAAGATTGGAATCTTTCATGATGATATTCGGTGGAACTACTTCACTCAATACCAATACGAGAACCTACATTCCATAGAGGGTAAGCCTCCGATCCTTAGACACTACTCTGGTTCATTACACAAGGATAGACTCCTAGTATGAAAGATGTCCCGATAGTAAACAAGGATGTCCTTGCTGCACTAGACAACTTTCTTTGGTATTATGATAACAAGGATTTAGTAGCGAAGACTCTAAGACTCCACGGAGAGGCAAAGGATCGTGAACACTATGTTAGTACGAAACATCGTGATACTATTGTCAAAGAGGATGAAAAACATGAGGGGTTTCCAGAAGAGTCTCACGCCTATGCATTGAAGGCAGAAAGATTACACTTCAATGATGATCATGACAAGATCGAGGCCGCACAGTTCTATTCAAACTACAGTAAGTTCAATCAAGAACTCTGCACCTTGTTATCAACTCGTAACAATGCACTGACGCAATTGTATCCACCCAATGGATACATATCTTGGCACAACAACGCAAACGCATCTGCATATAACATCATCTTCTCTTGGTCTGAGACTGGTGAGGGATGTTTTAGATATATTGATGGTCATACAGGTAAGGAAGTGGTCATTCCCGATAAGAAAGGATGGCAGTGCAAGGCAGGATACTTTGGTGCCTACGGGGAACCTTGGTACAATAGAGTCTATCATGCTGCGGAAACTGACTGCTGGAGGATCACTGTATCCTATATGTTTGACCGTAGTGATATGGGACTTGGTCTACAAGATGACATTGTAGAGGAAATAATGTCTGATTTCTAGTTCTTTAGACGGTTGAATCCTTATAAATAAACAAAGAAAATATTGTTTTTTATACGGGTAAAGAGATGCAACCGAATTACGAAGACATCACTATTCAGCAAGGTACCGATGTATCGGTAGAAGTACATCTAATCACTGATAGTGACGGAGCATTCGATCTGACCAATAGGTCTGTCGCTGCGAAGATGAAAAGAAACTACGCTGATTCTGCTGCCGATCCTGACACAGTGTCATTTAATGCTATAGTAGCAACTCCTCCTACTGATGGTATTATCACCCTCGCTCTGACCAACGCACAAACCGATGTGTTAAAAACCCGTGGTCGTTATGTTTATGATGTAGAACTATCGTTTACTGATAGTGATGGCAATTCCATCATTCAACGAGTCCTTGAAGGACAGATTGAAGTTTCACCGTCTGTCACGAAATAAAGGGAAGATCTAATGGCCGAGAAGATCATTGTAAAAAAAGTATTAGTTGGGACACCCCTAAGACGGGTAACGGCAGGTGCTTTTGCTATTACAAACTTGGGTGGTGTTGATGTAAGTGCTACGGAATCTGATGGTTCTATACTCGCGTATAATAAAATAACCCAAAAGTACGAAGTAACCAATCTAAAAACTGACGCAAACCTCACCTCTTTATTCGATAGTGAACTAAACAAATATACTTTTGGGTTGACAAATACTGCATTTACTGGTAGTATTATTCCCGACAGCAATGAGGCATATGATCTAGGTAGTTCTACAAAGAAATGGCGTGATCTTTATCTGAGTGGCAATACGATCACTCTAGGAACCCTATCTCTGAAAGATAGTGGTGGTAGTTTAACAGTAGTTGATGCCTCTGGTAACAAGATAGACCTAGACCTATCATTAAGCACAAACAATGCTTCGGTATTGTCTCTTGACAGTGAATCTGGAACATTTATATTTAATGATTCAGACCTTGCAAGAACAAACGTCAATGAGATTTTCCATACTGGGCTCACTGTAAATGGTGGGTTATCTGTAACTGGTGGTGCGACTATTGATAGTGCAACCATCGCTAATCTTGCGGGTACCAATTTTACTGGTTCACAGGCAACTCTTGATTCAGCAACTATTGGTGGTATTCATTTAACAACTAATGATATTACTACAACTGGAAAGTTATATTACAGTAATGTATTCTCTGCACTATCAGACCTTCCAGACGCATCAACATATCATGGTATGTTTGCACATGTTCACGCAACAGGTAAAGGTTACTTTGCTCATGGTGGCGCGTGGCATCAATTATTAGATAAGTCTAGTGCAAATGATAGTGCGACTATTACCAATCTAGCAACGGCTCAACTGGATGCTGGTCAGGCAACTATCGACTCGGCAAACATCACTAGTATTAGTTTCTCTAGTATCGATGCAACAACAACTTCTACGATCAGAAACATATTCAGTGCGGCGGGAGACCTCTCATATAATAGTGGAACTGGTGAATTTACCTTTGATGTAGAGAGTGTCTACACCAAAGCAAACTTTGATTCTGACCTCGGACTTGCAAACACTGGTCAATTACCAGAAGGCACGAACCTCTACTATACCACTGCACGATTTGATGCTGCACTTGCTACTAAAACAACAGCGGATCTTGCAGAACACAATACTAATCTATACTATACTACTGCACGAGCAGACAGTGACGCAAAGGCATCATTACTTGTAAATGATACGGGCGGTGATGGATCTCTGACCTATGACAGTGCATCAGGTGTCTTTACCTATACTGGGCCAAGTGCGGCAGAGGTAAGGGCGCATCTCACTGCAAACAAGGGTTTATCTGTATCTTCAGGTGAATTCAATATTGACTCTGCTAATGTTAAGGGAATGTTTAGTGCAGGGGGCGATTTACTCTATAACAGTAGTACTGGTGAGTTTTCCCTAGAACGACCAGAGATTGATTCTGCTGGAGTAAGAGCATTAGTATCTGTTACCGATGCTGGTGGTGATGGATCACTCTCATACAATAATGGTACTGGAGTATTCACATACACAGGCCCATCAGCAAGTGAAGTAAGAGCACACCTGACTGCGAACAAAGGTCTTGCAGTTAGTAACGGTGAGTTCAATATAGACTCCGCTAATGTACGTGCGATGGTATCGGTAACTGACGCAGGAGGAGATGGTTCTCTTTCATATAATGCCAGTACAGGTGTTCTAACCTACACAGGGCCTAGTGCATCTGAAGCACAATCACACTTAACCGCAAATAAAGGTCTGAGTGTATCATCTGGCGAGTTTAACATAGACTCTGATAATGTCAAGGGGATGTTCTCTGCTACGGATGCAGGGGGAGACGGAAGTTTCTCATATAGTAATGGGGTCTACACATATACGGGCCCGAGTGCAGCGGAAGTAAGAGCACATCTTACCGCCAACAAAGGACTCTCAGTATCAAGTGGAGTGTTTAACATTGACTCCGCTAATGTTAGAGGTATGTTTAGTGTTAGTGGAGACCTTGCGTACAATAGTGGTACAGGTGCATTTTCATTCACAGAAAGAACGGATGCGGAGGTCAGAGGATTAGTATCCGCAACTGACGCTGGTGGTGATGGTTCTTTCTCTTATAACAGCAGTACGGGTGTATATACCTACACGGGCCCTAGTGCATCTGAGGTAAGAGCACACCTGACTGCAAACAAAGGACTTTCGGTATCAAGTGGTGAGTTCAATATTGACTCTTCAAATGTCAGAGGAATGTTCTCTGCTACGGATGCTGGCGGTGACGGTTCATTTGCATATAACAGTTCAAACGGGACATACACTTATACTGGCCCCAGTGCAACCGAAGTCAGAGCGCATTTAACCGCAAATAAAGGTTTATCTGTATCCAGCGGTGAGTTCAATATTGACTCTGCTAATGTAAAAGCAATGTTCTCAGGTAGTACTGGTGTAACATACAGTAATGGTGCGATCAGTATTGGTCAGGCAGTTGCGACCTCAGATGATGTAACTTTCGCAGATATCGCCGCAACTGGTAATGTAGTCATCAGTGGTAATCTACAGATATTAGGTTCACAGACTGATGTTGCGACAACAACCCTAACAGTGACAGATAAGAACATCACTATTGCTGATAGTTCAACATCAAGTGCACTAACAGACGGTGCGGGATTGACATTCGGGGCGTGGTCTTCAGGTACTATACCGACATTCACTTGGAATCATGCGAACACAAGATTCGCTTCAAACTATCCTATCGCTGCAAATATTGTCGGTAATGTTACGGGTACAACCTCTGACATATCTAACCATACAACCGCAGACTTAACTGAAAACACTAATCTTTATCATACCACTGCACGTGCAAGGGGTGCCGTATCGGTAACCGATGCGGGTGGAGATGGAAGTGCATCATACAATAGTTCAACAGGTGTTATTACCTACACAGGGCCTAGTGCATCTGAGGTAAGAGCACATCTGACTGCGAACAAAGGTCTAAGTGTATCCTCTGGTGAGTTCAATATAGACTCTGATAATGTCAAGGGAATGTTTGCCGGTAACAAGGGTCTATCATATTCAGATGGAACCTTTAATATTGACTCTGCCAATGTTAGAGCAATGTTATCGGGTGGTACTGGTATTACCTATAACAGCGGTACTGGTGCCATCACAACAACTGATGGTGACATTGTCCACGATAACTTGAGTGGATTTGTTGCTAACGAACACATCGATCACACTTCAGTCTCCGTGACTGCGGGAAGAGGTTTGACTGGCGGAGGTACTATTGCTGCTACAAGAACTGTAGCAATTGACTCGGCTGAACTCTTAGCATATTTTGAATCTAGTCTAAGACACGATAACCTATCAGGATTTGTTGCTAACGAACATATCGATCACACTGGAGTGACACTTACTGCGGGTGATGGTCTTACAGGTGGTGGTACTATTGCCGCAAGTAGAACCTTTACTGTGGTTGGTGGTAAGGGTATTATTGCAAACGCAGATGATATCCAAGTTGACTCAGCAAACATCAAAGGTATGTTTAGTGGTGGTACAGGTATTACATATAGTAATGGCGCAATATCAACCACAGACGGAGACATTGTCCACGATAACTTATCAGGATTCGTTGCGAACGAACACATTGACCATAGTGCGGTATCTGTCCTTGCTGGTACTGGTTTAAGTGGTGGTGGCACGATTGCAGCAGATAGAACTGTAGCAATTGACTCAGCTGAACTCTTAGCATATTTTGAACCGAGTCTGAGACATGACAACTTATCAGGATTTGTCGCTAACGAACACATAGATCACTCTGGTGTGAGTATTACTGCTGGAACGGGTCTGACAGGCGGTGGTACAATCGCAGCAACAAGAACTGTAGCAATCGACTCTTCTGGCCTTAATTCATATTTTGGTGGAACAGGTAAGGGTTTTGATGCAGATAAACTTGATGGTCAACACGGGACTCATTACAGAATCAATGTATATAACAATTCAGGCACATTGTTAAACTAAGGATAAATAGTTAGATGTCAAGTTATCAAAGAATCACAAGTAGATCCCAGTTTATCGAATATTGTCTCCGTAGACTAGGGGCCCCTGTTATTGAAATTAATGTGGACGATGAACAGATCGAAGATCGTGTCAACGATGCACTACAACTATTCAATGAGTATGACGGAGAAGGTAGTTCTCGTACATTTGCTATCATAACAATAACTCAGGCCATCCTTGATCGTGGGTTTATTGACTTTGATTTAGATACCTTACCTAGTGGACTAAATGCTGATGACATACTTAGTGTGGTCAGAGTATATCCAATTGATGACCAAACGGGAAGTGTTAATTTCTTTGATATCAAGTATCAGATGCGTCTGAATGATATGTGGGACTTGAATACTGGTATCGGTGATCTGGCATATTATGAACAGATGCAACAGTATCTGTCTACTATTGATTTGAAACTAACGGGTCATCCACAGATCCAGTACCAGAGAGCCAATAATAAACTACACATCTTTGGTGATATAGCAGGGGCGCATGGTGACCTTCAGGTAAATGATAAGGTTCTTATTGAAATGTATGTTACTACTGATCCGAACACCAATGGTAAAGTATATAACAACATATTCGTAAAAGAGTATACTACTGCACTAATCAAAGAACAGTGGGGTTCCAACCTAATTAAGTTTGAGGGGATGGTGTTGCCGGGCGGTGTCCAGTTGAATGGTCGCCAGATATACGAAGATGCCAAACAAGAAATCGAAGTAATTCGTCAACGAATATACAACGAGTATGACACACCACCAGACTTCTTCATAGGATGATATAATGGCAACGAACCCGTATTTCAAACAGGGTGTTCGTTCTGAACAAAATGTCTATGAGGATATCATCATTGAAGCCCTCAAGATGTATGGTCAGGATGTATATTACCTCCCACGCGAAATAGTCAACAAGGACAAGATCTTTGGAGACGATGTGCCATCACGATTTGGTTCTTCGTATAAGGTGGAGATGTACATTGAGAATACCGAAGCATTTGATGGAGAGGGTGATCTGTTCACCAAGTTTGGTATCGAACTAAGAGACCAAGCAAACTTTATTGTTTCCAGAAAAAGATGGAAGCAACTAGTAGGTGCTCGTCTTACCGAAAACAACTTCCGTCCCCGTGAAGGTGACCTAATCTACCTGACCCTGTCCAACTCTATGTTTGAGATACGACGAGTTGAGACCGAAGCCCCATTCTATCAGTTGAGTCAACTACCCACATTCCGTATGCAGTGTGAACTGTTTGAATACAATGATGAGGACTTTGATACTGGCATCGAAACAATACAACTTATAGAGGAAGAGAATGCATTCCAGTATGCCGTAACACTAGACTCTGCCAGTGTTGGTTATACGATAGGTGAAACGGTTGAACAAGAACTTTCCACATATACAATGAGAGGTGAGGTTACCGACTGGTCTGATTCGGATAAGATATTACAATTGGCGCATGTAGGTGCATCGGATGGTAAGTTCCACACTTGGGTTACAAATGCACAAGTCAAGGGTCTGACAAGTCTTGCTGTTGCAACTCCATCTTTAGTTGCACAACTACAGAATATTCAGGCTGATGCCCAGAACACATTCTTTGATGATTTTGAGAGTGACTTCTTAGATTTCTCTGAGAGTAATCCATTTGGAGATATCCAGTAATGTTTGGAACATGGTTTTATCATAAGAGAGTGAGGACAGCGGTATCCGTATTCGGATCTATGTTCAACAACCTCTATGTCTTACGGGAGAACTCTGCTGGTGAGATTATCTCACAGGTTAAAGTACCTCTGTCCTACGCACCCAAAAGAAACTTCATCGCACGATTAGATCAGATGAGTAATGGCGAAGAGTCAGAACGTAGGGTAGCGATCAAGTTGCCTCGTATGTCGTTTGAGATTACTAACATGCAGTATGATGCAACACGACAGTTACCCAAGACCAATGCAATCTCTAAAGCAGTGGCTAATACTGTAACTAACAGACGCAAACTCTATACGTCTACTCCATATACAATCTCGTTTCAGTTGAATGTATATGCCAAGTCACAGGACGATGCACTACAGATCGTAGAACAGATCCTACCGTACTTTACTCCACAATATACCTTGACAATCAAACCATTTGCTGATATAAACACTCTGACCGAAGATGTGCCTGTCACATTATCTGGGGTTAGTTTCTCGGATGACTTTGAGGGTGCACTGGAACAGCGTAGGACAATCATATATACATTAGACTTTGAAATGAAGATTGCTCTGTACGGGCCTGAATCTAATAAGGCAGTTATTCGCGATGTACGCAACAACTTGTTCTTACAAGAAGCAGGACTCAATGACAGCGATGTGTATATCAAGACACTGAAGATCACTCCTAATCCAAGCTCAGTGAATGCTGATAGTGATTATGGGTTTATTGATACTGATTTGGATAGTGCATAATGAGTGATAAAAGTAACGACAAGAATATAAGAGATGACTATACCACCTCCCGTGACACCTATCACGATATAATTGAAAAAGGCAGGGAGAGTATGGATTTGATGATTGAAGTCGCACGAGAGAGTGAACACCCTCGGGCCTTTGAGGTCTTATCTGGCATGATGAAAAACATGGCAGATGTTACTGATAAGTTGATGGACTTGAATAAGAAACACAAAGAAATCAATAAAGATGATGAAATTAAACAAGTAGGCAACACGACAAACAACCTTTTCGTAGGAACTACTACAGACTTACAGCGACTTATAAATAATGAGAAGAATGTCATAGATGTTGAACCCAAAACAGAATGAGTCTTATCTTGGCAACATTAATGTCAAGAGAGATGGTGTTCAGCATCAGTTCACAGAATCAGAAGTAAAGGAATACATCAAGTGTTCCAACAATCCGATATACTTCTGTAAGACCTATCTAAAAGTCATATCCCTTGACTACGGCCTAGTGCCATTTGACCTATACCCATATCAGGAGAAGATGTTTGATCACTTCAACAACAACCGATTTAGCATTGTCCTTGCATGTAGACAGTCTGGTAAGTCTATATCTTCTGTCGGGTATCTTATTTGGTTTGCTTGTTTTCATAGTGAAAAAACTATTGCAATCCTAGCAAACAAGGGTGCGACTGCGAGAGAGATGTTGTCTCGCGTCACCTTGATGTTAGAGAACCTACCCTTCTTCCTACAACCCGGCTGCAAGGCACTCAACAAGGGTTCTATTGAGTTCAGTAACAACTCACGCATTATTGCTGCCGCAACCTCTGGTAGTTCTATCCGTGGTATGTCAGTGAACTTACTGTTCCTAGATGAGTTTGCTTTTGTGGAACGGGCAAATGAGTTCTATACATCTACCTATCCGGTAATCTCTGCGGGTAAAGATACTAAGGTAATCATCACTTCTACCGCGAATGGTATCGGTAATACTTTTCACAAGATATGGGAAGGCGCAGTCCAAAAAGTGAATGAGTTTGTCCCGTTCACTGTGAACTGGTATGATGTGCCTGGCCGTGACTCAGAGTGGAAGAGACAAACAATCTCCAACACTTCTCAGTTACAGTTTGACCAAGAGTTTGGCAATACCTTTTTTGGTACAGGTGATACTCTGATCAATGCCGAGACACTGCTATCATTTAGGGCAAAACCGCCACAACAAGCGCTTGAAGGGGCGGATCTACTTGTCTACGATACCCCACAGAAAGACCATGAATATGTCATGACTGTGGACGTATCAAAAGGAAGAGGACAGGATTATTCTACGTTTAACGTTATCGACATTAGCATGAGACCCTTTAAGCAGGTTGCTGTTTATCGCAATAATACTATATCTCCAATACTCTTTCCTAATGTTATATATAAGTACGCAAAACTCTGGAATGAAGCATATGTGGTCATAGAGTCAAATGACCAAGGCACTCTAGTGTGTCAAGGACTATATCAAGATCTAGAGTACGAGAACATCCATATGGAGTCGGCAATCAAGGCAGACCGTATTGGTATTGAGATGAATCGTAAGGTGAAACGTCTTGGGTGTTCAGCAATCAAAGATATCTTAGAAGAGAATAAACTAGATATCGTAGACGAAAATACTATCCTAGAGATATCTACCTTTGTATCCAAGGGACAATCCTTCGAGGCCTCGGACGGTAACCACGATGACTTGATGATGAATCTGGTCATGTTTGGTTACTTCGTATCGTCTCAGTTCTTTGCTGATCTGACTGACATCAACCTCAAGGAGATTATGTTTGCCAAGAAGATGAAAGAGATAGAGGACGATGTTCCACCTGTCGGTTTCATTGATGATGGTCTCCATGATGTTCGCGTAGAAGAAGAACAGAGAGAAATGGGATGGCATACCTTTGAGGGCACTGGTATAGGTGTTGAAGAATGGTAATTGTATAAATAAAGGTATTGAATATAACCGTATTATGATCACTTATAATAGATACAAAGGATAAAAGTTATGGCACTTTTTACACCCTCTGCTTCTCCTGCTGTAACAGTTAAAGAGATTGATCTTACAGGCGTAGTGCCTAACGTTCAGACTTCAACTGGTGCATTTGTGGGGAACTTTGGTTGGGGGCCTGTCGGCGTAGCAACTTTAGTCTCAGATGAGACTGGGTTGGTAAGTACGTTCTCAGCACCAACCGACGATACTTCAGTAGATTTCCATTCTGCTGCGTACTTTCTACGTTACTCGAACTCTATGTTTGTTGTACGCGAACAGGATTCTGACGCAAGAAACTCTGTTGCAAACCACACCGGCCTCGGTAGTTTGACTGCACAAACAGTCAACAACTTGGACGCATTTGAGAACCTAACTCTTGATAGTTCCGATGGTGCATTCATTGCAAAATATCCAGGCGAACTGGGTAACTCACTAAAGGTCTCTATCTTGGGTTCTGACTCCGATAACGGTGGAGTGACGAACTTCAATGCATGGACATACAAAGACCAGTTTGATGGTGCGCCTGGCTCATCACCTTATGTTACTGCTCTCGGCGGTAAGAACGATGAGATCCACGTTGCGGTCATTGACGAAGACGGTGAGATTACTGGTACTGCTGGAACAGTTCTTGAAACATTCCCATTCTTGTCTGTTGCCAAAAACGCAAAGGCAGCTGACGGAACTTCAAACTACTACTACGATGTTCTGAAGATTCGTTCTAACTGGTTGTATGCAACTAATGCATGGACTACTGGTACGACTTCAACCACTCCTGCTGTTGCTGGTATTTATAGTGCACCGATGGGAACTGCCAGTGTGACAACTGTATTAACAGTCACGGACGGAACTACGACAGTAACTATTGGTAGTGCGGCTTACACCTCTCATGCTGATATGATTACTGCTATTCAAGGTGGGACAAATTATGGTTCCCTACTTTATACGGTAAGTCTTTCTGGTACAAACATCGTATTTACCTTCAAGAGTGCTGGTGCAGTCGCGGCCGCTCCGACTTTCACTAAAGAATCGTCTTCAGTCACAGTAACAGAAACTACGGCTGGTGCTAATGCGGTTACTTCAGTCTCCGGTAATAACGATTTTAGTGGAGCACTGTGGGGTAGTAACGCAACAACTGCTGGACAAGATTTCAAGGCGGATGTTAAGTGGGGTGCTAGTCAAATTGAAAACGAGTGGTCATTCACTTCTGGTGTAACTTCAAGTTCACTGGGAACTGATGACATGCTACGTGGATTTGACAAGTTTGAGGACAAAGAGAATATCGAAGTAGACTTCTTGATTGCCCCCGAATCACTCGCAGACGCAAGCGCAACTACGATTGTAAATGACCTTGTATCTATTGCTGGTACTACTCGTAAGGACTGTGTGGCAGTTGCCTCACCTTCTCGTAACGCTGTAGTAGTCACTGGTACTAACACCGCTATCTTAGCGTGTAACAATACCTACACTAAGTCATCCTACTTAGTACAAGACAACAACTACTTGAAAGTCTTTGATAAGTACAACGACAAATACATCAAGATTCCTGCTGCATCATCCACTGCGGGACTCATGGCTGCTACCGACTTAGTCGCTGCACCGTGGTTCTCCCCTGCTGGTTCAAGACGAGGACGATATCAAGGTATTACCGATATCATCGTGTCTCCGACTAAGGCAGAACGAGATGCATTATATAAAGTAGGCATCAACCCGATTGCTAACATCCCAGGCGAGGGTATCATGCTCTTTGGTGATAAGACCAACGAGTCACGACCATCCGCATTCGACAGAATCAATGTTCGTCGTTTGTTCTTGGGTGTTGAGAGAGCAATCGCAATTGCAGGACGCAACGTAATGTTTGAGTTCAACGACGAGTTTACTCGTGCGGAGTTCGTGAACATCGTTGAACCATTCCTTCGTGAGATTCAGGGACGCCGTGGTATCACGGACTTCCGTGTACAATGTGACGAAACGAATAACACCCCTGCTGTTGTTGATCGCAACGAATTCATCGCAAGCATCTTCATCAAACCTGCTCGTTCTATCAACTATGTGACATTGAACTTTGTCGCTGTTAGAACTGGTGTCGAGTTTGAAGAAGTCGTTGGCACAGTATAAGGAGTAGGAAATGGCAATTTTAGGTGTAGACGATTTCAAATCGAAACTCAGAGGGGGCGGTGCTCGTCCTAATCTGTTCAAGGCAACAGTCAACTTTCCTGGCTATGCGGGAGGAGATGTCGAACTGACATCCTTCCTGTGTAAGACAGCTCAGTTACCTGCCTCAGTCATGAATGTTATTGAAATACCATTCCGTGGTAGACAACTCAAGATTGCGGGTGACCGCACATTTGAGACATGGTCTGTCACTGTCCTGAACGATACGGACTTCAATGTTCGTAACGCAATGGAACGATGGATGAATGGTATCAATAGTCACAGTGCAAACACTGGTTTGACTAACCCTATTGACTATCAGGCAGACTTGATTGTTGAACAACTAGATCGTGACGAAAGTGTGATCAAGAAGTACAACTTCCGTGGTTGTTTCCCAGTGAACGTCAGTGCTATTGACGTAAGCTATGAGACAGTAGATACCGTGGAAGAGTTCACAGTAGAGTTCCAAGTACAATACTGGGAATCTGACACAACTAGTTAATCTAGTTATAAGTAGAGGGGTAGGGTAGTCCTACCCCTTTATTATGAGGAAAGTAATGGCAGAACAAGACAATAGTATTCTCAAACTCTTTGGTTTTGAAATCAAGAGACAGGATAAACCTGAGAAAGAGAAAGACAAGTTAAAGTCGATTGTTGCCCCCACCGATGAAGATGGTGCGGGTTATGTCACTGCGTCTGGTAGCCACTATGGTCAATATATTGACATGGAAGGTAGTCAGGCAAAGGACAACCAACAACTCATAGTCAAGTACCGTGGAGTTGCGACTCATCCAGAAGTAGATGCTGCAATCGAAGACATTGTCAATGAATCTATTGTGGGTTCCGAGATGGATGTCTCGTGTGAAATTAATCTGGACAAGGTAGAGGCTCCAGACAGTATCAAGAAACAAATGACCGAAGAGTTCAACAACATCTATTCAATGTTGAAATTCACCGATCTGGGTCATGATATATTCCGTTCATTCTATGTAGATGGTCGTATTTACCACCACCTTGTAGCGAATGAATCAAATCTGAAAGCAGGTATCCAAGAGATCAGAACGATTGATGCTGCTAAGATTCGTAAAGTAAAAGAAGTAAAACACAAGAAAGACCCTGTAACGGGTGCAAAAGTTGTAGAGAAAGTTTCTGAGTTCTATATCTATCAAGAGAAGGCAGGAACCAACCAAGGGGTAAGGTTATCCCCCGATTCAGTATCATATGTGTCGAGTGGTCTACTAGACCCCAGCAAGAAGCAGGTAGTATCCTATCTCCACAAGGCACTAAAACCAATCAACCAGTTACGCATGATGGAAGACTCCTTGGTCATCTATCGTTTGGCCCGTGCACCAGAACGTCGAATCTTCTATATCGATGTGGGTAACATGCCACGTAACAAATCTGAAGCGTATATGCGTGACATCATGTCTCGGTATCGCAACAAGATTGTATATGATTCCAGTACAGGTCAACTAAAAGATGACCGCAAGCACATGTCAATGCTCGAAGACTTCTGGTTGCCTCGTAGAGAAGGTGGTCGTGGCACAGAGATAAGTACATTACCAGGCGGTGAGAACCTTGGTCAGATTGATGACATCCTGTACTTCCAGAAGAGACTGTACCGTTCATTGAATGTACCTGTCAATCGTCTGGAGCAAGAAGCACAGTTTACACTAGGACGATCAACCGAGATCTCTAGGGACGAAGTAAAGTTCCAGAAGTTTATTGACCGTCTGCGTAGAAGATTCTCAATGTTGTTTACTGGGATACTCAAGAAACAACTTATCCTCAAAGGTGTTATTACCGAACAGGATTGGGAAGAGTGGAAGTCTGCTATTACGGTTGACTTCCAACGCGACAATCACTTTACTGAACTGAAGAATGCAGAACTGTTACAGAACAGACTACAGACTTTGGATTCAGTATCACAGTATGTGGGTGAGTACTTCTCCCGTGAGTGGGCTATGAAGAATGTCATGATGATGTCTGATGAGGACATCGAAGAAATGAAGCAACAGGTCGAAGCAGAGAACTCTGTGGTAGACGAAGATGAGGAAACTAATGATGAGTGAAGTAGAAGAGTTGGAACAGGAAGTTGAGATTTCTGCTGTCGAACAGATGATTAATCAGATCAGTGCTGGAGACTTAAATAAAGCAGAGGGATCATTTCATAGTATTATTCAAGATAAGATGGCTGATGCACTAGAAGCACAACGCATTGCAACAGCACAGGCAATCTTCAATGGTCAGGATGATGACATTGAGGATGGTGATGAAGATCTAGAAGTCGAAGACGAAACGGATGATTTTCTTGAAATAGAGGATGAAGAAGACGATGAAATCGTAGAGGATGAGGTTGAAGAAGATTAGTATTCAACCCTCCCCGTAACGCTGAGCTATTTTATCATAAAAAACATCGTTTGTCAAGAACTTTATTCTTATAAATAATACTATGAAATCTTTCAAAGACATTATGGTAGAAGTCAAGGGCAAGAAACCCAAGGGTGAGGTTGTCTTTGACAAAAAAATAAAACGTATCCCCGTTCTTATTGTAAAGGACAAGGGGACTTTGCCTTTTGTGGTATACATTGATGGTGACAAACTAGACGCCTTCAAGACACAAAAGGATGCAGAAAAGTCTGCTATGAAGGTAATACAGGAATTGACTTAATGAAACTTATTACTGAGTTTACCGAGAACGACACTCTACAATGTATCGTAGAGAAGAAAGAGAATGGCGAGAAGAACTACGTCATCGAAGGCGTTTTCGCACAGGCAGACAAAAAGAATCGAAACGGGCGTGTTTATCCCAAGGCAATCATGGAGAATGCCGTAAATAAATACGTGACCGAACAGGTTAGCAAGAAACGTGCAGTAGGGGAACTAAACCACCCTGAAGGCCCGACTGTTAACTTGGATAAAGTTTCACACCTCATCACCGATCTCAAATTTGAGGGAAATGATGTGGTTGGAAAGGCACAAATATTGGAAACCCCAATGGGTAAGATTGTAAAAGGTCTCCTTGATGGTGGTGTACAACTAGGTGTGTCAACTCGTGGTATGGGTAGCCTTGAGCAACGAAACGGCGCAATGGTCGTTAAAGACGACTTTATTCTTAGTACTGTTGACATAGTACAAGACCCTAGCGCACCTGAAGCATTTGTTAATGGTATCATGGAAGGTGTAGACTGGGTTTGGAATAACGGTGTTTTGACTGCACAGGTAATTGAAAAAATGGAGACTGAAATTAAAACTGCTCCGAAACCTGTCTTGTATGAGACAAGTGTTCGAGAGTTTAAGAATTTCCTCTCGTTACTAAAGTCTAGAACGTAAGGAGTCTAAAATGACTGAAGAAGTAAATCAAGAGGTCGAACTCCACGATGAGGTAACAGACGAAATCGTGGAAGAAACTCTCGAAGAAGCAGCACCTGCTCCTAAAGGGAAAGCCGATGCAAAAGCAGCTGACGAAGAAGAGTCAATTGCTACTGTGGACAAGGCAGGCGATGCAACAAGCAAAGCTCCTGTTCCAAAGACAAAGGCGGGTATGATTAATGCTATGAGCATGAAGTTACATTCTATGAAGAAGAGTGACCTCGCAGCCTCATACGGTAAAATGATGGGCGAAGAAGTGGAAGTAGAAGATTCAATCGTGGAAACACAGGTTGATACCTCTGCTGAACTGGACGCATTAGTCGAGTCTGAAGCTACACTCAGTGATGAGTTCAAAGCAAAAACCGCAGTAATCTTTGAAGCAGCTGTGAAGTCAAAACTATCAGAAGAAGTTGATAGAATTGAAGCACAGTACAAGGAAGAGTTGGCAGAAGAAATTTCTTCTACTAAGTCAGAACTTGTAGAAAAAGTAGACAGCTACCTAAACTATGTAGTTGAAACTTGGATGGAAGAGAACCAAATTGCAATCCAAAACGGTCTTCGTACCGAGATTGCTGAGACCTTCATGGACAAGATGAAAGATCTGTTCGTAGAGTCTTACATTGAAGTACCTGAATCCAAGGTTGATCTGGTTGACGAACTGGCTGAGTCAGTAGAAGAGTTGGAAACGCGACTCAACGAAACTACTCAGAAAGTTATTGACACTACAGAGGAACTGGAAGTATACAAGCGTGACACGATCATTCGTGAAGCGTCACGTGACCTTGCAGAAACTCAGGTTGAAAAACTGAAGTCACTCGTAGAGAGTGTTGACTTTGATGACGAAGATTCTTTCGCATCTAAGGTCAAGACGATCAAAGAGTCATACTTCAAAAAAGAAATTATTGATGGTGAAGAAGTTGAACAAGTAATGGAAGATGCTGACCAAGAAGTTGAAGTATCATCTGTTATGGAACACTATCTTGCAACTATCAACAAGACAGCAAAATAAGGAATAAAAAATGCAATCTTACGATACTTTAATCGAAAAGTGGGCCCCCGTCCTTGACGCCCCCGCTGCTGGTGAGATCACTGATCCTCACCGCCGTGCAGTTACTGCTGCAATCCTCGAAAACCAAGAAAAGGCAATCGCTGAAGAGCGTTCTGCTTCTGCTGGTTTCTTGTCAGAAAACGCTGCTGCTGGTGCGAACAACACTGGTTCAGTAAACAACTTTGACCCCGTACTGATCTCACTGGTTCGTCGTGCAATGCCTAACCTTATGGCATACGACATCTGTGGTGTACAGCCAATGAATGGCCCAACGGGTCTTATCTTCGCAATGAAGTCACGCTACCAAGGTGGTTCAACTTCAAACCGTGAAGCATTGTTCAACGAAGCCGAGACTCGTTTCTCTGGTGATTCTAGTGGTACTCATGACTCAGATAATGCTTCTGGTTGGAATGGTATTGACTCTCAAGGCGCACGTTTGACTGCACTTGCTGCAGGCGGAATGCCTACTGCTGATGCTGAAGCATTGGGTCGCACTGGTGGTTCATCTTTCAACGAGATGGGATTCACCATTGAACGTCAGACGGTTACTGCTGAAAGTCGTGCACTGAAGGCGGAATACACGCTGGAACTGGCACAAGACCTCAAGGCAATCCACGGTTTGGATGCAGAGACTGAGTTGGCAAACATTTTGTCTACTGAGATTCTTGCTGAAATCAACCGCGAAGTAGTTCGTACTGTAAACAGCCAGGCGAAGACTGGTGCACAACAGGGCAACGTAACTGCCAAGGGTGTTTTCAACTTGTCATCTGATGCAGATGGTCGTTGGAGTGCTGAGAAGTTCAAGGGTCTGACTGTACAGATTGACCGCGAAGCAAACGTCATTGCTAAAGAAACTCGTCGTGGAAAGGGTAACGTAGTTATCTGTTCTTCAGATGTTGCTACTGCTTTGGCTGCCGCTGGTTCTTTGGACTACGCTCCTGCCATTGCTAACAACCTTCAGGTTGATGACACTGGTAACACTTTTGCAGGTGTATTGAACGGACGTATCCGTGTATACATCGATCCCTATGCTAACACTGATTACGTCACTGTTGGATACAAGGGTCAGAACCCATATGACAGTGGTGTATTCTACTGCCCATACGTTCCTCTGCAAATGGTTAAGGCCGTTGGCGAAAATGACTTCCAACCACGTATCGGGTTTAAGACTCGTTATGGTATGGCGTCTAACCCATTCGTAGGTGCTACGCCTGCCAATGGTCTCGCTACGGTTAAGACCAACCAATACTACCGTATCTTCAAGGTAACAAACATCTTGGATTAAGATTGGTATAAAAATAAGAGTGAGGTCTACTCACCATTTTATAGGGGTACTTCGGTACCCCTTTTTTTATGCAAAAAAAGTGTTGACAAACCTTGCCAGATCCTCTATAATACTCGTATTGAAACTAAGAAAGGATCTAGGTAATGGATCATATCGATATCTTTATGGATCAGGCATTCGTCCAAGTGGACGGAAAAATGGTTCTTGGAGTGGATAAGTATCAGTTCCGTGAGGCACTGAAAGCATTAATGCTTGCGGGTGGTGACGCGATGTATAACTATACGCGAGACCTTCAGGGTAACCTTGGAAATGGTCTGGAGTCTCTGAATGCTTCCACATATGGCACTCCATACTTCAATACCGAAGAGGACGCACAGTCCTATATCGATGGACTACGAACTGAACTGGTGGGACGATAGAATGGAAATAGTGTTTGTAATAGGGTTTATAGTGGGGTTTCTCATAGGGAGGATTAGATAATGGAATATGATTATAAACGGTTGATCACGAATGCTTACAACGCAAAGAAGCGATGTAAGTCCGAGTGGGGTCAGAAATACTGGGCTCGTGTAATGACTGAGTTAGTTGATAACATGCAGAAACAACCGCCGAATCTCTTATAAATAGAAGTATATTCTATAAGAGGTTCTCATGCCAGTAGATTCTAAAGTTCAGTTACTCGATGAAGAACTGACAACCAATCTAAACTACCTCCAACCTACGGGGTTTCGTGTGATCATTGATAGAACGCGATACCCCAACTTGGAGTACTTTGCACAGACTGTGTCACACCCAGGCGCTACTCTGAGTCCGTTGGAGTTGCCTACTCGTAGGATAACTTCTGTGCCATTGGCGGGTGACAAGATCACCTACTCTGAGGTGTCCTTTGACATCTTACTTGACGAGAACATGACATCCTATCGTGAGATGTACGACTGGATGATTCGTATCACTAATGAGGGTCAGGTGTCTGCTGGACAACGAGACACCAAGAAACCCACATATGCTGACATAACCTTGGCAGTATTGACTAGTCATAACAACACGGCTCAGAAGATCCGATACAAGGACTGTGTACCCACTGGACTGGGTGCCATTGAGTTTCAATCCACTACGGGTGACACTCAGTACTTGACCTTCAACGCATCATTTAGGTTCGCCCAGTTTGAAATAGTCTAAAAAATGACTTGACTTTCTACGCTATATACTGTATAGTATTAGAAACAATTTGGTAATTATATGTTCAAACCCTACACCATGAAAGATGTGATGGACGCATCTGCTCAGAAAAAATTCAAAGTCATATCTACTTTTGCTGGTGGTGGTGGTTCATCTACTGGTTATCGTCTTGCTGGTGGCGAAGTGTTATGCGTCAACGAGTTCGTTGAAGAAGCGTGTAATACCTACCGCGAAAACTATCCGATGACACACATAATCCCTGATGATATCAAGACACTGACTGGCAAGGACTTCCTTGATGCTACGGGTCTTGAGGTGGGTGAGTTGGATATCCTTGATGGTTCCCCTCCATGCTCTGCATTCTCTGTGTCCGGTTCTGCCTTCACTGATAAGGGTAATCACTTTGATGGGTTTGGTAAGACCAAGAACTACTCTGACGGTAAGATTGTTGATAACATAGAAGACCTATTCTTTGAGTTTCTGCGTGTCGCAGATGAGATCAGACCAAAGGTCATCATTGCCGAGAATGTCAAGGGTCTGACCATTGCCGAAGCAAAGAAGTATATGAACAAGATACTCAATACCTTCGAGGCCATTGATTACAGTGTAACCTATGAGATCCTAGATTCTCGTTACTACGGTGTCGCGCAGACTCGTGCACGGGTATTCTTTGTCGCAGTCCGTAATGACATCTGTGACAACATTGGTATCAACTTCCTCAACCTACACAGTATGGTATATCCAGACAAACTGAAAGAACAACTACCACTAGGTGATGCACTTGAAGGTCTGGAGTATGATGAAGAAGAACGTCAGTGGTTGATTGACCAATGGAAAGAAACCTCATACTATAAGATGACCAGTATCAATATGCCAGATGATCCTGAGAAGAACCTTGACGGATATGACTATCATCCTACAGGTAAGTCACACTTCAATGTCAAACGATCATCACGTTTCAAACCTGCACCGACACAGACTGCTATGGGTAATCAAGCAAAGACCGCAGGCGCAGTACACTTTTCTGAACAAAGAAAGTTGACAATTGGTGAATTAAAGCGTATAATGGCTCTACCCGATGACTATAAACTGACGGGTACTTGGAATCAGAAAGCAGAACGCATTGGTCGTATGGTCACACCGTGGGTTCTCAAACAGATTGCTGAAACAGTAAACGAAAATATCTTGGAGAAAATAAGTGCCTGATTTTACATTCGCTCATCGTGCAGAGGGGTTTGATACCCACATTGAGCAGTCTATCCGTAACTACGGATCACTACATGACGATGTGGTTAACATGTCGCGTTACTTTGTTGAGAACGATACAAATGTCTATGATATCGGTTGCTCAACAGGTAAGACCCTGAAGGCAATGGCAGAACAGAACAATGAGTTTGCCCCCAGTGCCTCCTATGTTGGTATAGAGATTGCTGATGGGTTTGTCAACGAGATGCGTGAAACTGAGGCATCTATGGAAAACCTATCTCTGCTTCATGAGGATATTCGTAACTTTGACATGGTCAATGCCTCTCTGGTCACATCACTGTTCACTCTTCAGTTCATGCCGATGAGTGATCGACAGTATGTTATTGAGAACATATATAATGCACTCCGTGAAGGTGGTGCATTCATCTTCGGAGAGAAGACCTATGCTAGTGATGCAAAGACCCAAGATATCATGACATTTATGTTTTATGACCATAAACGTAAATATTTTGATGAGAAGGATATTATGGAGAAGGAAGTAACTCTTCGTAATATGCTAAAACCAAACACATGGGGCGAGATTCAATCTATGCTCTATGATGCTGGTTTCAGGACAATACAGCCATTCTGGCAAAACTTCCAATTTGTTGGTGCAGTCGCCATCAAATAACTTAACTAATCACGACTATATATAATAACGTAATCAGAATTTACTTAGTATAAGTTGATTACACAAACTGTATTAAATACGAAAAAAAGGAGGACATTATGTCCATTAAAACTAGAACGGTGCTAGGCCGTAAATTATCTCTCAGTGACTACGAACAAAACTTTATCGTTAAAGGTTCAGGAGAATGTACTAAGCAAATCCCTAATGCAACATTTATTGGGTTTGATTGGGTACGAACCGCAGACCACATCGACGATGATGACAATCTAGGTGTTCGTGCAGGAGGAACACCTAACGCAGACGAGACTTTAGGTTCTGATCTCAAGGCCAAAGGGTTTCTCACTGAGATATTCCCGCCTATAGAAAATGTAGATATAGCAAGTCTTGCTGATGGTCGAACTCGTGCAAAAACCATGTATAACTTGGGTGAAGAGTGGATGCCTGTTGCGAAATTTGCTTTTCACAACCCTGATAACCTGGCGGAACAACGACAGGCTGCAATGGGTGAGAATACTCGTCACCTCTATTCTAAACGGGCGGATTCAAACGACTTCACCGTTGCTCTAGTCGAAGATATTTTACAAGGATATGTTCCTCGTGATATTGATGATGTCTTACAATGGTCGATTAAGCAGTATTCGCTTAATGACTATTACTCAAATAGTAATGGTATGCTTACTCGCATTTGTCAAAATGCTATCAGATTGAGTTCAACTCCAGACTCTCTCGTCCGTGTCAAAGAGCGTGATGAGTGGATTAAATGGTTGCTAGTAGCAACTAAGTTGGCTTATGATATTGAAGGTGATAAAATTCCATTGCTTATGTGTGGTGGTAATCGTGATGAGCAGTTCTTTACTCGTTGGCACATACCAGCACTAGCATCTGGTCGCCCATCGCAAGTAATTCTTTATGTCAATGATTCTCATAAAGATAAGGCGCGTGAAAAAGTCAAAGAGTTTGTAAAAGGCGTGAACAAATTACATATAGATATGTTCTCTGCCGTTGGAAATTCCGTTGGTGGTATCACAATCACCCCGACTAAACCAGCGTTTGAAATCATTGGTATCATTCCACAACTTCAGACTGATTTTCAGAAGGCTAAGTATGAGTATGGTGAACTTGTATCATATGAAGAATACATGAATGATTGATTTAGAATCAATTCTTGCTGAATGGAAAGATGATTCGCAGATCGCGAAACATCAACTTGACGAGACTTCGCGTGTGACCCCTGCGTTACACTCGAAGTATCTCGAATACCTTTCTCTGACCAAGCTCCGTCTCAAGAAGGCGGAGTTTGACCAGAAGACTCTACTCAAGGATAAGTACCTCTACTACGAAGGCAAGATGTCTCAGGCAGACATTGAGTCTCGTGGGTGGGCATATGATCCATATGATGGACTGAGTGCCACCACCAAGAACTTCAAAGAGTACTACTACGACTCTGATAAGGATATTCAGGACTCCGAGATGCGGGTACAATATCTGAAGACCACGGTAGAAACTCTCACCGAGATCGTGAACAATCTAAACTGGAGACACCAGACGATTGGTAACATGATCAGATGGAGGCAGTTTGAGGCTGGTGCGTAGAGCATATATACATGCATGAGTCTACCTAATACCATAACAGTCGGTCTGAAAGACCATTCGATGATGCTGGTTGATTGTAACCAGCACCAACTCCAAGAACTGAGAGACTACTTCTCGTTCTTTGTGCCTGGCCATAAGTTCATGCCTGCTTTCAAATCAAGAAAGTGGGACGGTAAAATCAAACTGTTCAATCAGATCACACGTGAACTAAACACTGGTCTGTACGAACACCTCAAGAAGTTCTGCTCTGATCGTATGTACCCTCTCCAGTTACAGGAGACTGATTACGGACACCCCGCACAGACTAACCATGTCGCACATCAGAATCTAGTCAAGTTCCAGAGTGAACTGGATCTACCCTTTGATCTACGCGACTACCAGTACGATGCTGTCACCCACGGTATAGAGAAGAAACGGGCTGTCCTGTTGTCCCCTACAGGTAGCGGTAAGTCGTTTATCATCTATAACCTACTACGATGGTATCTTGACTGCGTAACAAACTTTGTGGACAACTTCGATAAACAGGTTCTGATTGTTGTTCCGACAACAAGTCTGGTAGAACAGATGTACAAAGACTTCGAGGATTATGGGTATGATGTAAAGGAAAATGTTCATCGTATCTACAGTGGTAAAGACAAGACCACCGACAAACCTATCATCATATCTACATGGCAGTCCATCTACAAGTTTCCGAAGGAATGGTTCGAGACTATGGGTTGTGTATTTGGAGATGAAGTCCATTTATTCAAGGCAAAGTCTCTGTCAGGTATCATGAACAAGTGTGTCAATGCTGAGTATCGTTTCGGTACTACGGGTACACTAGATGGCACCGAGACGAACAAACTGGTACTGGAGGGACTCTTCGGGCCTGTACGACGAGTGACCATGACCAAGGACTTGCAGGAGAAGGGCACCCTTGCAAAGATAGACATCTCCATCCTACTACTGCGTTACCACAACGATATATGTCATATGCTGAAGGACGCAACCTATCAGGAAGAGATAGACTACATTGTGACCAACGAGAAACGCAACAGACTTATAAGTAACCTTGCGTTAGACCAGACAGGCAACTCTCTGGTCTTGTTTCAGTTTGTAGAGAAACACGGCAAACCCCTGTTTGATATGATCAAGGACAAGGCGGGTGACCGTCCGGTATATTATGTGTCAGGAGAAGTAGAGGCATCAGACCGCGAACAGATTCGTGGTATCGTAGAGGGACAGAAGAATGCAATCATTGTTGCTTCATTGGGAACATTTTCTACTGGGATTAATATTAGGAACTTGCATAACATTGTTTTTGCTAGCCCTTCCAAGTCTCAAGTCAAGGTTCTCCAATCAATCGGACGAGGACTGAGAAAGTCTGACGATGGATCAGTAACCAAACTGTATGACATTGCGGATGATCTGCACATACGGAAGCATAAGAACTTCACGCTGCGACACAGTGCTGAACGAATCAAGATATATACTAAGGAGCAGTTTCCCTACAAGATACATCAAATTGATTTGAAATGAATATATCATTAACGGAGAAGAAACCGCACGGACTGTTGCTGGGTGGTTTTACTTGTCCGACAGAAAATACATCAAATGAAAATGTCAATAAAGAGATCCATTGGTCGGAACGATATGCGGCAGCATTAAATCGTGAGGGATACCATAAGACTCTAATCCAAGGTATCTTCTATGGACTAGAAACCTACCGTAGTTTTGGTAACCATAGAATCGCAACGCACATCCGTAAGCGTGGATGGGATGTCGAGTGTATTGATTACGGCATATTATTTACGCACGACGAACTCATATATCTGATAGATCAAAGAATAACCGAAGACACCCTGTTTGTCGGTTTCAGTATGATGTTTTCTACTATGGCAACCGACAGGTTGTTGTGGATTACTGATCACATCAGAGAAAACTATCCTTGGGTCACTATCGTGGCTGGTGGTCAAAAGACATGGGTCGTGACTTGTGTTGAGGCAGACTACTACATTACGGGAAATGGGGAGTATGCTATGGACGCACTACTCGACCATCTCTATCGTGGTGCCGCCGAACCCATATCACATAAGACTCTCAGTAACGGCGGTAAACTTATCACCGCACATAATAGTTATCCCTGTTTTCCTAAGAGAGATGCCAGTATCTCGTTTGAAGAACGAGACTTTATCAGACCCAACGAGACGATCAATATTGAGTTTGCTCGTGGATGTATCTTTGCCTGTAAATATTGTTCATTCCCACTAGTTGGTATGAAGGAAGACACCACCCGTGATGAGGACAGCATACACCAAGAGATGTTGGAACACTATGAGAAGTGGGGAACAACCAACTACTATGTCACCGACGATACTATAAACGATTCCAAGGACAAGATCGCAACGATTGCTAGAGCCTGTCGTAGATTACCATTCCAGACTCAGTTCGCAGGGTATGTCAGGGCAGACCTTCTGATCACGCACGGTAAAGAGACTTGGCAAGACATGTGTGACATGGGACTGACCATACACCACTATGGTGTGGAGACCTTTAACCACAAGGCTGGCAAGACTGTGGGTAAGGGTTTCAAACCTGAGATACAGAAGAAGGGTCTATTAGAAGTAAAGGAGTTCTTCAACGAACACTCTCCCAACTTCTACGCCGGGTCAATCAGCATGATTGCGGGTCTACCCTTTGAGACCTTTGAGTCACTGGATGCGTCCAAGAAGTGGATGAACGAGAACTGGTCAGAACACATAGTCCACTTCTTACCTCTAGCATTAGGTAAACCTGACGATGAACAGGCGGACGAAATCGACTGGAAAGTCTATAATAACTTTATGAACTATGGGTATACATACTCATATGATGTTCCGTATATTGAGAATGATGATGTCCGCCGACAGGTAGATACTATGATAGCTGAGAAGGCCAGTAATAAGAATCGCGAGAATAATAAGTGGAACTTCTGGGTTCATCCGAGTGGTGATTACGACTTTATAGATATGATAGATTGGGTACGTGAGTATTCTGTTGGACGAGCTGAGAATAAGATGATGCCGGCTGGGTGTTGGCAAACCAACTTTGTTCATGCGGAGACTTGGGAAGATCCCAAACAAGGTTCTCTATATTACAAAACAGGTTACAAAGATATGCCCTATAAAGGCATGATAAATATCATACGAGAGTATAAACAAAAGAAGTTGAGACATGGCTAAAGAGTTGGAGTACAGGCAGTTTAAGTTATCTTCCGGCGAAGAGATTGTTTGTGAGGTTCTGGAATGGAACGATGAAGCGGAAGTAGAGATCTTGGTACGAAAAGCAATGCGTCTCATACTAGTAGAGCAGGGCGATGGTGTCAAGTTTTATTCATTCAGACCGTGGATGGTGTATCAAGAGAATCCTGATGATATTCTAATTCTCAATGTGAATATGGTGGTGGGTATTGGATTTCCACCCGACACTCTGCTGAAACAGTATCTGGAGGCTGTTACTGAAATGGGTAAGATGAATGATGTAAGAGAGCAGGAGTTTGCTGAGAGTGTAGCAGAAGAAATTGCTCTTACTCAGAACGCTGATAAGATTGAACGTTACTTGGATACTATGGACAGCGGGAGTAATGTGATCGACATGTTTGATCCCAAGAAACTACATTAGTGAAAAAAGCATTACCTTTCATTCCTTTGCCTAAAAATAAACCAGAGTTTGTCCTTTGTTGGTGGCAAAAAAAGATCAAGGAAAATAAAGCAGCACCCTTTATTTGGCATAACATACCGCAAGATTGATTTATGAAAACGATGAACGCGAAAGACTATGTCTTTTCTACCACATTAGATATTGAAGCATTGAACATCAGGATGATTGATCGTATTGATGGTTTGTTGGATAATCAAGACTATGCTATGAAGTTCAACCTAGATGGTGAGGTGACAAACCCCAATCTATTGAACTATCCTGAGTTTCAGGAGTTCTCGGTTTATGTGGAAGAGTTCGCCCGAGAGTCTTCGGTAAAGAGAAACTATGATCATCCCCATCATTCGCGACGAGTAGAATATGATGTCTGGTATGACATGTACATCAAATCGCAGAAAGTCGGTGGCCTCTGGGCAGCACGATATAAAAGTGGCCAAGGTGGTGGAGAACATGATCATTGGCCTTGTACTTGGGCATTCACCTACTACATCGACCCACCCGAAGGTGCATCAGGTTTATACTTTACAGACATAGACGATGAACTACCTGTCGATCATGGTAGGTTACATCTATTTGGTGGGAACATGTTGCATAGAGTCAAGCCATCAACTTTTGAGGGTTATAGATATTGTATTGCAGGTACAATAAGTACACACCCACCAACAAGTGCTTCTCGATTTAATGATTAGACGCGAGAACATCCACCCTGAACTTATCTTCACTAAGATATTAGATGATGAGGATATGAATAACCGTATCATCAATCGTATCGATGAGGTTGGTGATGAACAAAACTTAGGTACAAATAATCAATGTTTGTGTACCAACTTCGGTATGCACAAGCAATACCCTGAGTTTGCACAACTAGCAGACGAAGCACTAGATTTCTGTCAACTATCTTCGGACGATGTATGTAATGATTTTGAGAATCATAAGATCCGTCTTACTCAGCCGGGATATAACTACTTTATTCAAACTCTAAGTAATACACTAGTATGGGGAACAAGGGCAGAGAGTGGTGAGATCGTCCGTGCACATGATCACTGGCCTTCAGTCTGGGGTTGGACATATTACATCGATCCACCAGAAGGGTGTTCTAATTTATACTTCCCGACACTAGACTATGAACTGGAGATTGAACACGGTATGTTGGTTGCCTTTAGGGGACATATTATACACGAAACTAGATCGCAACAATTTGACGGATATCGATATTGTGTTGCGGGTACACTGAGTCATCTGAAGTAGTATTTAACCCTCCCTGACCGCAAAGCTAATTTTAACATGGAAAACATGAAATGTCAAGCACTAAATTAAAAAATATCGGATTCACTGCGTCTGCCTTTGATCTGCTTCATGCGGGTCATATCGCAATGCTCAAGGAGGCAAAGACTCAGTGTGACTACCTTATCGTGGGTCTACAGACTGATCCATCCTTGGACAGGCCTGAAAAGAACGCGCCTATCCAGTCTATGGTAGAACGGTACATCCAACTGTCAGCCATCTCTATGATCGATGAGATCATCCCCTATCGTACCGAGACTGATCTGATGGATATCCTCAAGGTCTATCCTATCAATGTGCGTATCATTGGTGAGGAGTATAAGGACAAAGATTTTACAGGGAAGCAATATTGTATTGACAATGGCATCGAAATGTATTATAATAACCGCCAACATGACTTCTCTACGAGTAGTCTGCGTGAGCGTATCAGTGTCTCGACTAATGGTCAACACCCACTATTCAATTAGTACTTGACAAACAGTGACTGAACCTGTATAATGGTTCAAAATTATGGTAAATCCTATGACAACACCAAAAGTAAAACCTAAAGATAAACCGCATTATGTCAATAATGCACAGTTCTCTCAGGCAGTAGTAGACCACTGCACTAAAACACAACAAGCGAAAGCAGATGGAATGCCGGTTCCTGTTATACCGGACTATATTGCAACATGCTTCCTGAAGATCTGTGAGGGTCTGTCACACAAGGCAAACTTCGTCCGGTATACCTACCGCGAAGAGATGGTGATGGATGCGGTGGAGAACTGTCTCAAGGCAATTGAGAACTATAACATTGAGGCTGCGACTCGTACAGGTAAACCCAATGCATTTGCATACTTTACTCAGATCTCGTGGTTTGCATTCTTGCGTAGGATTGAGAAAGAGAAGAAGCAACAGGAAATCAAGACCAAGTACATGGGACAGATGGGCATCGATGTGCTTTTAGACAATGATTTGGCAGATGATACCTCTATGCAAGTAGCACAGGCATATGTGGATACTCTCCGAATGCGTATTGACGAGGTCAAGTCCAAGGATGCTGAGTGGAAAGAGATCGTCAAGAAGGAACGCAAGAGACGCACCGTCAAGGTAGACTCTGACTTGGGAGACTTTATAAGCGAATGAAGGTTGCTATTCTGAATGATACTCATGCGGGTATCCGTAACTCGTCAGACATCTTTATGGCATACCAAGAACGCTTCTATAGTGAGGTGTTCTTTCCGTACCTATTAGAGAATGACATCAAGCATATCATACACTTGGGTGACTACTACGACAATCGTAAGACGATCAACTTCAAGGCTCTGAATCACAATCGTAAGATATTCTTAGAACCCATGCGTAAGCATGGTATCACTATGGATATCATCTGTGGTAACCATGATGTGTACTACAAGAACACCAACGAGTTGAACGCACTGAAGGAACTACAGGGTCACTACATGAACGAAGTGAACCTTCTCATGAAACCAACAGTGATGAACTACGATGGTACAGAGATAGCATTGATACCTTGGATCAACCCTGAGAATGAGAAAGACACTCTAGAGTTTCTTGCAAACACCAAAGCAACACTTGTGGGTGCACACCTTGAGGTAACAGGGTTTGATATGCAGAAGGGTATGCCGTGTATGGATGGTATGGATCGGAAGATCTTCGGACGATTCGATATGGTGATGTCGGGTCACTTCCATGCTAAGTCATCGCAGGACAACATACACTTCCTTGGGTCACAGATGGAGTTCTTCTGGAACGACTGTGACGATCCTAAACACTTCCATGTACTTGATACAGAAACAAGAGAACTGGAAGCGATTCGTAACCCAGTAACGATCTTCGAGAAGATCTACTATGATCACGAGAACATGAACAAGTTCAAGGACTTGTCCTATCTTGATAACAAGTTCGTCAAACTGATCGTCGTAAACAAGGGTGACGCATATGAGTTTGAACGGTTTGTGGATCGGATTCAGGCACAGAAGATACATGAACTCAAGATCGCAGAGGACTTTGCTGAGTTCACTGGTGCGAATGTAGATGATGAGGTGTCGGTAGAGGATACCGAGACTCTGATCTATAACTACATTGATGCAGTAAGTACTGACCTAGATAAAGGACGAATCAAGAAGGAGGTCTCACACTTGATGAAAGAGGCCCAGAGTATGGAGATTGTCTAGTGCCTACTAAGAACGATGTAACCGGAGATAGTATCCAGAGCAAGACCGCTTCGGACAACTACCGTGACAACTATGATCGAATCTTTAGAAAAGATTTACCCAGCAACGCATTCTATCAGCAAGATGAGGAGAAAGATATGGGACTAGGGTTCAACGATGGATTCCCGACTCAGTTGGAGTTCTGGGATCACTACTGTATAGTAGAACAAACGGACATTGGAACCGAGAAAGGTTACCCTTGTAATTGGTGTGGATTAACGGAAGAAGATCTTGCCGAGTCAAACATCTAAGGATATCATAGAGGCCATCGTAGGTGGCATCATTGCTGTTGGTCTCACTGTAGGTTCTCTCATGCTCATCTTCCAACCTGATGAGGAAGAGGTTCCCGTTGTGGAAGAGACGGAAACATCTGAAATAGATGTTGTCCCATATTGGCCTGAGGTTCCATATACATATGACAATCCACAATTGCAGTGTCTTGCATTGAACATCTATCATGAGGCCCGTAGTGATAACTATGCTGGTCGTATGGCAGTTGCGGATGTGACCCTCAATCGTGTGGAGCACTCCAGATTCCCAGATACCGTTTGTGATGTAGTACAACAGGCAAAACTATCTCAGTGGCATCTAGATCATGGACGGGAAGTCCCATTGCGACATAAGTGTCAGTTTAGTTGGTTCTGTGATGGTCGAGGGGATGAACCCCGCGACGAGGACTGCTGGCAAGAGGCACAACTACTCGCATACAATGTACTGGTCAACAACGAACTCCGTGGTATTACCGAGGGTGCGACTCACTACCATGCTACATATGTACTACCTAAATGGAGTAAAGACCGCAACATGAGACTGATCGGTAGGATCGGGGCACATATATTTTATCGTCAAGATTAGTACTTGACAAACACTGAAGGGTATGTTACAATTACGCAATGATTAACTTTGAAAAACTAAGGTTCAAGAACTTTCTATCGACTGGTAATAACTTTACTGAGATTGATTTCAGTAAGACCCCTACTACTCTGGTGGTAGGTCATAACGGTGCGGGTAAGTCCACTATGCTGGATGCCCTGTCGTTTGGTCTGTTTGGTAAGCCACATCGGAAGATCTCCAAACCACAACTCATCAACTCTATCAATGGCAAGGGTACGCTTGTTGAGGTGGAGTTCTCTATTGGTACACAACAGTACAAGATCATCCGTGGCATCAAACCTAATAAGTTTGAGATCTGGGTGAACGGCAACATGATCAACCAGAGTTCTCATGCGAAAGAATACCAGTCTATTCTTGAGAAGAACATCATCAAGTTGAATCACAAATCCTTTCACCAGATCGTGGTGTTGGGGTCATCGTCGTTTGTGCCGTTCATGCAACTTGCTAGTGGTTCTCGTCGTGAGGTAATCGAAGATCTATTGGACATCAACATGTTCAGTAAGATGAACGGTATCCTCAAAGAGAAGATGGCCCAGTTGAAGGATCAGATAAACGAGAACACTCACCAACTGAACATCGTAGATACCAAGATCAATGCACAGAAGAAGTATCTGCGTGACCTGAGTGAGATCTCTGCACAACAGAAGAAAGAGAAACAGACATCTATTCAGTCTCTACAGGAAGAGATTCGGGTGTTGAATGATAAGAATGTACAACTCTCTGAAGATGTGGCAGATAAGTCACCTGACATCGAATCCCAGATCAGTACATCCACCACCGAAGATAAGAAACTGGATGAGTATGCAGCAGGGTTCAAGAGTCAGCAGAAGGAAGTGGTAAAACAAGCCAAGTTCTTTGAGAAGCATGATATCTGTCCTACGTGTAGTCAGGACATTGACGCAGAGACCAAGAAGAGTCACCTTGATAAGTGTAGGTCTACCGCGACTACTATCTCAGAAGCACTTGATATGTACGATGTCAAGAAGAAAGAACTTGACGGTAGACTAGAGGCCCTGTATACTCAACAGAATATTTTGCGTGAGTGGCAGGGACAGGTGAATGCAAACAACCAGAGTATTGCCACGATCAACCGGAACATCGATACACTGAATACTGAGTTGTCTCGTATTGATAATGAGACTGGTGATCTGTCTGAGGCCAACTCCGAGTTAGAGACCCTGCGTTGTGGTAAAGAAAAGTTACAGGACTGTAAGTACAAACTGAACGAACAACACTCGTACAATCAGGTGTATGCCGAGTTACTGAAAGATACAGGCATCAAGACCAAGATCATTAAGCAGTACCTACCCGTCATCAATCAGTTGACCAACAAGTACTTGCAGATTCTAGATTTCTTCGTACACTTTGATCTGGATGAGTCTTTCCAAGAGACTATCAGATCCAGACATCGTGATGCGTTTTCGTATGACTCATTCTCTGAGGGTGAGAAGCAACGTATTGACCTGTCCCTACTATTCACGTGGAGACAGATCGCGAAGATGAAGAATAGTGTCGCAACCAATCTACTAATCCTTGATGAGACTTTTGACTCGTCTCTGGATGAAGAGGGTATTGAAAACCTCATGAAGATTATTGAGACGCTTGGTGAGGATACCAATGTGTTTGTTATCTCTCACAAGAGTGAACTTGAGGATGCAGCCTTCCAGCGCAAAATTGAGTTCGTAAAAGAAAAGAACTTTAGTAAAATAAAGTCTTGACATTTGTAACCCCATGTGGTATTATAGTATCCACAAAATCGTAAAGGAAATATATTATGGAACTGACCGACAATACAATGCAGGTTCTCAAGAACTATGCAACGATCAATCCAAACATTGTTATCACTGAAGGTAACACCCTTAAAACTATCTCGGTGGCACGTAATGTGTTGTCCACCGCTGAGTTGAGTGAGGCATTCCCTCAGTCATTTGGCATCTATGATCTCCCTGAGTTCTTGAATGTCCTATCCCTAGTGGACTCACCCCGTCTCAAGTTTGAGAAGGATTATGTTGTAGTTGGTGATTCTACTGGTCGTTCATCTGTGAAGTACTTCTTCTCTGACCCTGACATGCTGACCTCGCCTGGCAAGAACATTACCATGCCAGATGCCGAAGTTAAATTTACCCTAGATACTGACACGTTGGGTAAAGTAAAACGTGCTGCGGCAGCATTGGGTCATGAGGAGATCTCTATTACGCCCGTCACTGGTGCGGTACGTCTATCTGTCATTGACAGTAAAGACGCAACGAGTAACGCATTCTCTATCGATGTAGAGGGTGAGTACCCTGAAGGAGTTGATTTCAACTTCATCATGAATGTTGGTAACCTGAAGGTTGTCAACGAAGACTTTGAAGTGGGTATAAGTTCTAAACTTATTTCCCAGTTCTCTAGTAAACAATCAACGATTGAATACTTTATCGCACTTGAAAAATCATCGACTTACGGAGCATAATAACGATGGCAAAAGCACAAACTGAAAAAGATCATACGGCAATCTATGAACTTGGTAACCGAGTCTCGCGTTCTACTGTAGCAGTAATTGATACTGTGGTACAACGAGGTGGGTTCAAAGGAGAGGAACTGTCCACTATCGGACAACTACGTGACCAAGCCGTACAGATCATCCAACTCTGTGAAGAACACCAATCTGAACAAGGAGTTGAAGAATAACGGCGGGTCTTCTGTCGTGGGGGTGGGGGGTCTCCTTTCCTCTCCGCCCCCGAACTTTTTACTTGACAATTTGTTTCATATAATGTACAATGTACAACTTATGAAACATTTTTTAATATTATGGAGACTTTATGTCCAATCAGTTCTTATGGGTCGAGAAGTATCGCCCATCCACCGTAAAAGATACAATACTACCTCAAGACCTGAAAGATACCTTTCAGAGTGTTGTAGACTCCGGTGAGATTCCGAACATGTTATTCACTGGTACTGCGGGTCTAGGTAAGACTACAGTTGCACGTGCCATCTGTGATGAACTAGGACTTGACTACATTGTCATCAACGGTTCCGAAGAAGGTAACATTGATACCCTTCGTGGTAAGATCAAGCAGTTCGCTTCTTCGGTCTCTCTGTCTGGTGGTTACAAGGTTGTGATCCTAGACGAGGCTGACTACCTTAACGCACAATCAACCCAACCCGCACTGCGTGGGTTCATCGAAGAGTTCTCTCAGAACTGTCGATTCATTCTGACCTGTAACTTCAAGAACAAGGTCATCGAACCTCTACACTCCCGATGCGGTGTATATGAGTTCAACACCTCTAAGAAAAGTATGGTGGAACTATGTGGTCAGTTCATGAAACGACTACAAATGATTCTAGACCAAGAGGGAGTCACATACAACAAAGAAGTGATTGCCCAGTTGATTACCAAGTATGCCCCCGACTGGAGGCGTGTACTCAACGAGTGCCAACGTCACTCCATCTCTGGTAAACTTGAAACTACAGTAATCATTAATGATCTGAATGCCAACTACACTGGTCTGTTCAAGTCCCTCAAAGCCAAGGACTTCAAGAAGATGCGTAGTTGGGTGGTCAACAACATGGATGTTGAACCAGCAGCACTTTTCCGTGGTATCTATGATGCTATGGATGGTAACGTAGTTCCTGCGTCTGTCCCACAGTTAGTACTCATTCTTGCTGATTATCAGTACAAGAATGCGTTTGTGGCAGATCATGAACTTAACTTAGTCGCCTGCCTCACTGAGTGTATGGCAAATGTGGAGTATGTGTAATGCATAAAGATAACGAAGATAACGTAATTCAGTTCCCTTTGATTGATGGTGATTTCCGTGGATTTGAAATTGAAAACCCTGAGACTTGGACTTGGTTTAGTAACAAGGATAATCAAGAGATTGTCGATGCTATTGCTGAACAGTCTATTGAGGTAGCAGAACAAGCAATGGAGCTGGAGAAACAGTCTCAGCAACTTCTGACTCAGTCCCTGAAGATCTTGGAAGCAATGAAAAAATTGGAGATTGATGAATGACATATCAACCTCCAATGCAGAAACTGGAAGATGATATCATGCGAGTATGGGGTATTACTGATGACCTCTCGCTTATACTACAGATGATTGGAGATGATGAGTTCTTCGGTGATCTTCCTGCCAAACATGCTGATAAACTCATGAATATACTGATCGGTGTCAAAGAGATGTCCGATTATAAACTTAACCTTCTATGGGACAATTACGAGTTATCGTTGCGCGATTATTATAAATATAAACGCACTCATGATAACAAGGAATAGTTCAGTGGAACAACAGACACGAAACTTTAAGCATATTCAACAGGATCTTACCGAACTAAATAGTGATGGTAACAGAACCCGTGGACGATATGGTGAAGACTATGAACCAGAAGAAGAGAAGCGTTTGGTGGACACTCTGGGCGAGATCGCTCGGGGAGAAAGTCGGGGAAACTGACCGACAAGCAGACACCATTGCAGGAATTAGAACTGTATGGTGGGTGACACACATGGCAACATGTTGGTTTATTATATTGAATGCCGTGGCTAATCACGGGTGGGGATTGATTGGATTATGAGTGGATTTTATCAGGAACAAGTAGAACAGTTCATGATGACGGGGGAACAAAAGTTCCCCCAAGATATCAAGTCAGACATGGCAGATCTGTACATGTCTTTAATTACGGAAGAGTACAACGAGACCTTAGAAGCATTCCATAAACAAGACATCGTAGAAGTTGCGGATGGTCTTGCTGATATGGTGTGGGTGATCATGGGAATGGCTGCGGTATTGGATATTCCATTCGATGCCGTCTGGGAAGAAGTCCGTGCTTCTAATATGTCTAAGTTTGTTGATGGGAAAGTCATCAAGGATGAGAACGGTAAGATCCAGAAACCGGACTCTTACTTCAGACCAAACATTCAGATGGTGCTAGACCTATGAGTGTGAAATATATACTCGACACCGAGTCGAGAGAAAATCTGGAACAAGATTCTTACGGAAACACTATTGATAAATACTCTGGTGATTATGTAATCATTGTTCCTAAACTCCAAGAGAAATTACCACATCAACCTGCAACCTTGACAAAGGTGGATGGTAAGTGGGTGCCAAAGCAGATGGAACTTTGGGCAATTGAATAAGTGGGATAGAGCGCACCTTGAGGTCGCAGAAACCTACGCGCAGTTATCTACTGCGAAACGGAGAAAGGTCGGTTGTGTTATAGTAAAGGACAACCGTATCATTTCTATTGGATATAATGGTATGCCTAGCGGTTGGGACAATGAATGTGAATATGAGGGGGACTATACCTCTCGTGCACCTGTACCCAATCTAATCACTAAGAAGGAAGTTCTACATGCGGAAGCGAATGCACTCACGAAAGTTGCAAGGTCAACGGAATCGTCGGAGGGTGCAGTTCTCTACTGTACCTGTGCCCCTTGTATCGACTGCTCCAAACTCATCTACCAAGCCGGAATCGCAAGGGTAGTATATAAAGACAACTATCACACGGACGAGGGATTGACATTCCTAGAGAAGTGTGGTATAATCGTCCAAGACGGTACCGAAATGAAAACCAACTGGGTAAAGTGTTAATGAACCCCTTTAATTATGTAAACAGTATCAACCTATCCAAGAAAGATATCATGCAGACTCCTGAAGATGAGAAGGCATACAACTCTTTCATGGTTAATCGATCCCTATCTTACTTTGCTGACACTGCCGTGATTGCAAATGAGATGAATATATACCACCAACTGGACTCGCGTCTGCAATATCAATTTCTTATAAATATGGTCAGGAAACGAAAACGTTTCTCAAAGTGGGTAAAACCTGAAATAGAAAATGACCTTGAGTCGGTGAAAGAATACTATGGATATAGCAATGAAAAAGCACGCCAGATCCTGCCTCTCCTCTCTCCTTCTCAGATAAAAGAAATAAAAGATAAGGTGAGTAAAGGTGGAAGAAAATAATTTAGTTTCATGGAGTCCAGTGAATATGCTAGAGATCACTCTGGCAGAGCCCGATGACTTCCTCAAAGTTCGTGAGACCCTGACCCGTATTGGTGTCGCATCTCGTAAAGAACAAAAACTGTTCCAGTCATGTCATATCCTACATAAGCAGGGACGATACTACATTGTCCATTTCAAAGAACTGTTTATGCTTGATGGTAAGAAAGCAAACCTAGAAGAGAGTGATGTGCAGCGTAGGAATACGATTGCCACACTGCTGTCTGACTGGGGATTGGTTGAGATTCAGAATAAAGAAGTAGCGCAAGATTGTGCACCTTTACGACAGATCAAAATCATAGGGTTCAAAGATAAAAGTGAGTGGGAGTTATGTCCCAAGTATAATATCGGAAACAAATGATTGGATTTGCTGAACACCTAGATGAGATCAGATCAAAGAATCATTGGTGGACTAAGGCTGATTTTGATATCACTTGGGAGCAAATGATTCATCTGATTGATACTCATCCAGAACGGTTATATGACTGGAATCGTGAGAAACAACGATTGGGGTTGAATGAGTTTCATACGAGACCTTCTGCCCCTCAGTTCGCAAAGGATGTTGTTGCAGAGATGCACGATCTGTTTGCGGAACCTGCGCCCAAGAAAGAAGAATATGATAAAGGACATCCCCATGTTACGAACATTGCTTTCTGCGGATTCGGACAGTACTCTGGATCTTACCCTAGACATGCGGATAATATGGATGTTTTTCTAGTCCAGATATTGAATGAATGTAAGATTACTATCGGATATACCGAAGAACCTAAAAATGCGGATGAGTCCCGCATGATGAAGCCAGGCGATGCGGTCTGGTTGCCAAGGGGTACATGGCATCAACTTGAACCCAGCGTATCACGGGTAACATTCTCATTTGGATTTGAGAGTGACCCTGATTGCGATCCTGCGTATTTCGTCTAGAGATATTGGATCGTATATATAGAGGTGAATATGCCGAATCAAATCGGGTATTCATATCATCTTGCTAAACAATAGGAGATAAAGCGACATGACAAATCTAAAAGTCGGGAAACAACTTTTCCCCAAATCTGCGTTTATTGGTTTCGACCATCTGTTCAATGAACTGGAATACGCTACGAAACATGCTAATGACAATTATCCGCCTCATAATATTATAAAAGAGTCGGACGATGAGTTTGTCATTGAAGTGGCTGTAGCCGGATTCAAACAAGAGAACATTCACGTAGAACAAAAGGAGCGTTCACTCACGATCAAGGGCGAATCTGATAATGAAGACAGGGAGGTTATCCACCGTGGAATATCTACCCGTAACTTCAAACGTCATTTTCGATTATCGGAGTATGTCCAAGTAACCGGAGCATCTCTACAGGACGGTATTCTTGCAGTAACCCTGAAGTTAGAAATCCCCGAAGAGAAGCAGCCTCGTAAAATAAAAATTGTTTAACGAGGATAAAATGAAAGTGATCTCAAAGTCTGAACTGACGTTGTGTGCAGTAGTAATGGGTGCTATGGTATTAGCATTCCAACCACTAATCGTCTAAAACCAAAAAAGGGGGGGTAGGTAACTACCCCTTCATCTCGTTATGAAAGCATACATGTTAGCAAATCTAGATGATCCTATATCTGTGAGATATACGGAAACAGCACTAGAATCTTGGGCAAAGCAATATATCCTTGACATTGAGGTGATTCAATGTTACACTCCTGATACGATTGCTGATCTTGAACCTCTATACAACTGGAAACCCCTTCGACACAAACTACAAAAGGGATCTATGAGTAGTCCTAGTGAGAGGGCTGGAGATATATCACACTGGCAACTCTTACATAAACGAGCAGAAGGTGGTTCACGGTTCTATGTGTTAGAACATGACTCATTTCTACTTGATGCTGATGAATTTGAACGACAGTTTGATTTCACTATGGAACACAATCTGGCATATGCTAATCATGGACTGTTCATGTCCTGTTACTCGGTGTCCGAAGATGCTGCAAAGTATATGTCGGACTTGTTATTGAAACTAAATTTTCCACTGAACGGTGGCCCTTTTGGGTGCATGGAGAGACTGGTCAAGACCTATATGTCTGACAATCCCTCAAATAATCCATTTCGATGGATGTGTCATCACCCCAATGCACAGTATGTTGACGTAGGTGATTCATCCGAATCACTAAGAGACTGTTACAACGGTTGGTCAATTCCCAGTACTCCGTTCACTCTTGCGTCTACTCAGGTGATCTCTAAGTCTATGGGTATCACACAGAACCACGATGGCATGACAAAATTGCCTTGGGAGAGAAGCGACCATTTCAAAATTATTGATTGACAATACCCGCACAATCGTGTATAATGTCCACTTAATCATGAGGTAATAATGAATTTCTATACATCTGTACAAAGATACGGCAACACACTCCTCTATCGTGGATATGAGGACGGTCAACGTGTCAAGAGACGCATACCCTTCAGACCTACCATGTATGTGTCTGGCAAGTCCGAGTGGTCAACCCTAGACGGCAAGCAAGTCGCACCCATGTACTTTGACTCCATGCGGGATGCCACCGACTTCATCAAGCAATACGAGCACGTTCCTACCATGAAGGTCTATGGTATGAACAACTTCATCAACCAATACATTACCCAAGAGTTCCCCAAAGACATCACCTTTGATCGTGACCAGATCGTCGTATCTACTATCGATATTGAGGTACAGTCCGACGAGGGATTCCCCGAACCTGACCAAGCAAACTATCCCATCATCTCTATCTGTACCAAGGCCAGTAACGAGGAGTTCTTCCGTGTCTGGGGTCTGGGTGAATACAATCCTAAAGAGAATACAATCTATAACCAATGCGACACAGAGTTGCAACTGATTGATTCCTTCCTGAGTTACTGGCAGAATCATGGTTCCCCTGATGTGGTGACTGGTTGGAACACCAAGGGATTTGACATCCCCTATCTTGTAAACAGAACAAGAAAGGTCATCGGTGAGGAGTCGGTCAAACGATTCTCTCCGTGGGGTGTGGTCAGTCCTCGTAAAGTTCGTGGTAATAACTTTGGTATGCAAGATACCAACACCTATGACATCATGGGTATTGCTCAGTTAGATTACTATGATCTATTTCGCAAGTTCACCCTCAACACTCTGGGTCAACAAGAGTCCTATCGATTGGATCACATTGCTCATGTGGTGTTGGGTGAACGCAAACTGTCCTATGAGGAACACGGTAACCTGTACACTCTGTACAAGGAAGACCACCAGAAGTTCATTGACTACAACATCAAGGACGTTGAACTCGTAGACAAACTCGAAGAGAAGTTAGGCATCCTGACCCTTGCAATGACTATGGCATATCGTGGTGGTGTGAACTATGAGGATGTGCTGGGTACGACTGCGATCTGGGACAGTATCCTCTATCGACTCTTGCACAACAAGAAGGTAGTCGTACCACCCAAGATTGAGAAGCCCAAGGGTGACTATGCTGGTGGTTATGTGAAGGAACCCCAAGTAGGTTCACATGACTGGGTGACCTCCTTTGACTTGAACTCTCTATATCCTAACATCATTGTTCAATACAATATGTCACCTGAGACCGTGGTAGATGGTCTGGTGCACACCAGTGTAGAACATATGCTGCGTGGTATGACTGAGCACGATGGTAAGTATGCCTTGGCACCCAGTGGTGTCAGGTTCTCTCGTGAGAAAGAGGGTGTGATCCCCAGTATCATTCGTCAGTACTACAGTGAACGACGAACCATCAAAGATGAGATGTTGAAGGCGCAACAAGAGTATGAACAGAATCCCAGTAAGACTCTGTCCAATAAGATTGCGACTCTTGACAATCAACAGATGTCGATCAAGATTCTGATGAACAGTCTCTATGGTGCGTTGGGTAATCGGTGGTTCCGATACTTCGATCAACGTGTCGCAGAGTCAATCACTCTGGCTGGTCAACTGTCTATCAAGTGGGCAGAACGTGCGGTCAACCGTGAGATGAACAAACTACTATCTACCGATGACGATGATTACGTGATTGCGATTGACACCGACTCTCTGTACATCAACATGGGTGAGTTGGTCAAGAAGTTTGATCCCAAAGATCCGGTCAAGTTCCTAGACAAGATCAGTGCTGATCACTTCGAGAAGGTACTGAAGAACACCTACCAAGAACTTGCAGACTATACCAGTGCGTATGTCAACCGCATGGAGATGGGACGCGAGGTGATTGCTGACCGTGGTATCTGGGTGGCAAAGAAACGGTACATCCTGAATGTCCACAACTCTGAGGGTGTGCAGTATGCAGAACCCAAACTCAAGATGATGGGTATCGAGGCCATCAAGTCATCTACCCCGATGGTGGTGCGTGACAAGATGAAAGAGATGTTCCGCATACTGGTTGATGGATCTGAGTCCAAGACCCAGAACTTCATCACCAAGTTCCGCAACGAGTTCTCTGCACTACCTGCCGAGGATATCTCGTTTCCCCGTGGAGTGAGTGATGTGGATAAGTGGTTGGATCGTAAGGCGATATACAAGAAGGGTACACCCATCCACGTGCGTGGTGCTCTGTTGTACAATCACCACACCAAGGGTATGTCTCGTTATGAAACTGTGAAGAATGGTGAGAAGGTCAAGTTCGTCTATCTCAAGACACCTAACCCTATCAAGGAGAATGTCATCTCCTATCCAGTCAACCTGCCTCGTGAACTAGCACTTGATAAGTATATTGACTATGACAAGATGTTCGAGAA